TAGAGTATACTCTACAAGGTTCAGGACAAATAGCAAGAGTCTCAGGTACTCTAGCTTTTCCTAAAGGTAATGATGTAGAACATACTGAGAGTATGGTTATGCAATACTATACAGATGCAGACTTTGTAGCTAATGGTGTAGAGCTAAAAATAACTTCAGTAGGTGGTAGTGCAAGTGTTTGGGATATTATATACTTTATACAACGAACACAAAACGGAACTTTATACTAATAGTCTTATAAAAAAACGCACCACATATGAAGAGAGAAAAAGCCACAGTAAGTTATTCATCCCCAAAGGGAGGAAGTAGGGGATGTTTATGTAAAGATGGAAAGAAATACTCCAAAGATTGTTGTAATGGAACTCTACAAGCTCAAGGAGTAGGTAGCTTGACAGGACAGGGGAACAGTTGAAAATACAACACTCTACAAGTAAATAAGTAATAATTATAAATATCAATTTTATGAAAGCAAGTGAAATCGTTTCAAAACTGAAAGATGTGCTTTTATCTTCAACAGAAGAGGTAGAAACTCAAGATACCGTACAAGAAGAAGTACAGCTTGAAGAGGCTACTCCAGAAGTTAAAGACGAAGCACAAGAAGACGTTCAACTAGAGGAAGCTCCTGAAGGGGATGTTCCTGTAGAAGATGTAGTAGAAGATGCTGCTGAATTGTCTTACGCAACTAAAGAAGAACTAGCTGAGGTTAGAGCTTTAGTAGAAAAAATGATGGGTCAATTAGAGGCTAAAGAAGAAGCTAAGGTAGAAGTTCCTGAAGAACTTTCTGCTGACGAAGCTCCTGAACAACCTTTGATGCACTCTCCTGAGGATGTCTCAGAAACTGCTGCATTAAACCTATATGCACAAAACAGAACACTAACTACTTTAGATAGAGTTCTAGCAAGAATTAGTAAATAACAATAACAACAAACAAAAATTAAATTATGCCAACTTCAACTTCAATTACTACTACTTATGCTGGAGAATTTGCTGGAAAGTACATTTCTGCTGCATTATTAGAAGGTGCTACTATCGCTAACGGTGGTATCACTGTAAAACCAAATGTAAAATTCAAAGAAGTAATCAAAACTGTTGCTACAGATGATATCGTAAAGGATGCCTCTTGTGACTTTGATGGAACTTCTACTTTAACTCTTGCTGAGAGAATCCTTCAGCCAGAAGAGCAACAAGTAAACTTGCAATTATGTAAGAAAGACTTTGCTTCTGATTGGGAAGCTATCCAAATGGGATACTCTGCATTTGACAACTTGCCTCCTTCTTTTGCTGACTTCTTAGTAGCTCACGTTGCTGCTAAAGTAGCACAAAGAACTGAGACTTCTATCTGGGAAGGTTCTACTGCAACAAGTGGACAGTTTGATGGATTGACTACTTTACTTGACGCAGATGCTGCTCATACAGGTGCTTCTAAAATTGTAGGTACTACTGTAGATGCTGCAAACGTAATTGCACAATTAGGAAGTATCGTTGATGCTATTCCTTCTACTATCTACGGAAGTGAAGATTTAAACCTTTATGTATCTCAAAATATCGCTAGAGCTTATGTAAGAGCTTTAGGTGGATTTGGAAGTTCTGGTTTAGGAGCTAACGGTACAAACGCTATGGGAACTCAGTGGTGGAACAACGGAAGTTTAACTTTTGACGGAGTTAAAATATTTGTTGCTAACGGTCTTGCTGACAACACTGCAATCGCTGCTGAAAAGTCTAACTTATTCTTTGGTACTGGTCTATTATCTGACTATAACCAAGTAAAAGTTATCGATATGGCTGACTTAGATGGTTCTCAAAATGTTCGTGTTGTAATGAGATTTACAGCAGGTGTACAGTACGGAATCGTAGGAGATATCGTATCTTACGGAATCTAATAAAACAATTAATTAACTTAAAGGGGTGGGTAAGCCGAAAAGCCTACCTACCCTTTTTTAATACAATAATAATATGGCTTGTGATTTAACTAGAGGTAGAAAAGAACCTTGTAAAGACGTAGTTGGTGGTCTTAAAGCTGTTTACTTTGTTGACTATTCAGACTTAGGAACAGTAACTCAAACGGAGGATGAGATTACCGATATGACAGGAACTTTTTCTGCTTACAAATATGAACTAAAAGGAAATAGTAGCTTCGAGCAAGCTGTTAATTCCTCAAGAGAGAATGGAACAACATTCTTTGAGCAAACATTAAACCTTACCCTAAAGAAGTTGTCTAAGGAAGACCATAAAGAAATAAAACTCTTGGCTTACGGACATCCTCACGTTGCTGTTGAAGATTACAACGGTAATGTGTTTCTAATGGGTCTTGAAAATGGAGCTGATGTATCTGGTGGTACTATTGTTACTGGAGCTGCTATGGGAGATTTAAGTGGTTACACTTTAACTCTTGCTGGTATGGAAGTAAAACCTGCAAACTTTGTATCTAGCCCAACTGCTGCTGATCCTTTTGCAGGAATGACTAGTGCAACAGTAACTATTGTAGAAGGAACAAACTCCTAATAAGAGTAAAAAATACCTTTGTTCTATTAACAAGGGTAAAAAAGAGTTTCATTTTGATAAATTAGGGTGGCAGAAATGCTGCCCTTTTTTTGTGAACAGAAATAAGGTTATTTAGTTATAATTATATGATAAGGTTATTACCAAATACAGATCCTCAAACAATAAGCATTATACCAAGAAGATATATTGTAGCTGACGATATATCAATAGCAATAATAGAGGATGGCACTAGAAAGAAACAAGCTGTATATGACTTAACTTCTGAATTAAATGGTAGTTTTTTAGATATAGATTGTGCTTTTAATATTTTGTCTGAAGAGACAACTTATTCTATGGAGGTTAGGCAAGGTGAGATACTTCTTTACAGAGGTAAAATATACTGTACTTCTCAAGTTGATGAAACGATACCTCACACTCTTAACCTAAATGAATACGTTTTATTCGCACAACCATATTCTGTAGATTCAATATTAGTTTCTGCGGATAATTCAGTTATAACCGTTGACTTAATAACAACAGACGGAGAACAGCAATACATAATTATATGAGCAGAAAAAATATAAAGAGAAATCGACCAGTTGATACTCCTAAGAAGTCTTATGATTCTAGTCTTAGAGTCTTAAATTTATCAGGATATGAAGTGCCTAGTGTAACTGAAAGTAAGCGTTACGATTGGGTGGAGTATGGTGATGATAATGACTACTTTGCTGAACTTATAGAGAGATATTTAGGTAGTCCAACCAACTCAAGATGTATTAACGGTATCGTAGATATGATTTACGGTAGAGGTTTAAACGCAACAGACTCTACAGAGAAGCCCGAAATGTTCGGTAAGATGCAAGCTATCCTAGCTCCTAAAGACGTTAGAAGAATGGTTAATGACTTAAAGATATTAGGTCAAGCTGCTATTCAGGTTGTATATAAAAAAGGTAAGAAAGAAATATCAGGATTGTATCACTTTCCTATGGAGACTTTAAGAGCTGAAAAGGCCAAAGATGGTAAAGTTAACGCTTATTACTATCACCCAGATTGGATGAATATAAAGCCTAACGACAAACCTAAACGAATACCTTCTTATAAGAATGGAAGTAAAGGTGAGAATATAGAAATATACTGCGTAAAGCCCTATAGAACAGGCTTTTACTATTACAGTCCTGTTGATTATCAAGGCTGTTTACAGTACTGTTCTTTAGAAGAAGAGGTATCTAATTATCACTTAAACAATATTAAGAATGGTTTACAACCTTCTTTATTGTTAAACTTTAATAATGGAATCCCTACTGATGAGATTCAAGAGATTATAGAGAGAAAGATTTATGATAAATTCAGTGGGTCTTCAAACGCTGGTAGATTTATATTGGCCTTTAATGAGAGTTCTGAAAGCCAGTCCACTGTAGAACCGATACACTTGCCAGATGCTCACGCTCAGTACGACTTCTTAGCTACAGAGAGTAGAGAAAAAATTATGATAGGACACGGAGTTGTATCACCTATTCTTTTAGGTATTAAAGATAACACTGGATTTGGTAATAATGCAGAGGAGCTTAGAACTGCTTCTATCCTTATGGATAATATAGTTATTAGACCGTTTCAAGCCCTTTTAATAGATGCTTTTAAAGAATTACTTTCCTTTAACGGTATTATGCTTGACTTGTACTTTACAACACTTCAGCCAATTGAATTTACTGAACTAGATAATATTGCTACTAAGATCAAGAGAGAGGAAGAGACTGGTGAGAAACTATCTTCTGACAAAGTTGAGTTATCTGAAGAGGAGATATTAGATTTTGAAGTAGATGCTGAACCAATAGAAAACACAGAGGAATAATATGAAAGCATTATTTATAACTTTAAAGGAGCTTAAAAGAAAGTCAATATTTGACGGTAATATTGATGCCGACAAATTAGTTCAATTTATTGAGGTTGCTCAAGACACGAACATTCAAACCTATTTAGGAACTGCTCTATACGACAGACTACAGAATGATGTACTTAATAATACTCTAGGTAATAGTTATCTCACGCTAGTAAATGAATATATCAAACCTATGCTTATTTGGTATGCTCAGGCTGCATATATTCCTTATGCTGCTTATCAGATATCAAATGGAGGTATTTATAAGCACAGCTCTGAAAACTCAGTCTCTGTTGATTCAACGGAGATAAGAACGCTTACGGAGCACGCACAAGAAACTGCTGAATTTTATACTCAAAGATTTGTTGATTATATGAATTTTAACAGTGAATTATTCCCTGAATTTATAACTAATCAAGATGATGGTATGTATCCTCACAGAGACATAAACTTTACTGGATGGGTTTTATAGAAAACAAACAAAAGAAGGCTTATAGGCCCAAACAAGAAAACGAAAAGAAATTAAACATTTACTTAAAAAATAAATCTAAAGATGGCAAAAGAAATAATTAATGTAGGTCAAGCAGCAAATGATGGGACTGGAGACCCATTAAGAAATGCATTTGAAAAGGTTAACAGCAACTTTACAGAATTGTATGATACTGCGGACACGCAAGATTTAGACTTTACAGGAGATAGCGGTACTGGTGCTGTTGAGTTGGATAGTCAAACGTTAAACCTAGTTGGTACTAACGGTGTTCAGACTACTGCTAATGGCCAAACTATTACTATTGACACTTCATCTTTAGACACAAGATTAACAACAGCAGAAGCTGATATAGACACTAATACAGCTAGTATCACAACAGAAGAAACCGCTAGAATTGCAGCAGATACAACACTACAAACAAATATTGATAGTGAGGCTTCTACAAGAGCAAGTGCTGATACTTCTGAAGCTGCAACAAGACTTGCTAATGATAATACGTTACAAGGTAATATAGATACTGAAGCTAGTACTAGAGCAACAGCAGATACTACATTACAAACAAATATAGACACAGAAGCTACTACACGTGGAAGCGCTGACACTACTTTACAAACCAATATAGATAGTGAAGCTGCAACAAGATTAGCAAACGATAATACTTTACAGTCTAATATAGATGCAGAAGCAGCTACTAGACTTGCTAACGACAATACACTTCAAGGTAATATAGACACAGAAGCTAGTACTAGAAGTAGTGCAGATACTGCTTTACAAGGTCAAATAGATTCTAACGATACAGATATAGCTACAAACGCTGCTAATATAGCAACAAACACAACTAACATATCTAGTAACGATACTGATATTTCAGGATTAGATTCACGCTTAACAACAGCTGAAGGAAATATATCAAGTAACGATACCGATATTGCTACTAACGTTACAAATATAGCTACTAATGCTACGGATATCGCTACCAACGTTACAAATATAGCAAGTAATGATACTGATATTAGCAACCTACAAAGTAGTAAACAAAATATAAGTGAAAAGAATCAAGCGAACGGATATGCGCCTTTAGATAGTGGTGCTAAAATTCCAATCGCTAACTTACCTGATTCAGTAGTAGGACAAGTAGAATATCAAGGGACTTGGGATGCAAGTATTAATGACCCTACGCTTCCTTCTGCTTCAACTGTTAAAGGACATTATTATGTTGTTTCAGTAGGTGGTACTTATGAAACTATTACTTATGCTATTGGGGATTGGATTATTTCTAATGGTGTTGCTTGGGAGAAAATAGATAACACAGATGCTGTAACAACTGTATTTGGTAGATTAGGTGCTATTGTAGCTAATGAAGGCGATTATTCTTCTTACTATCCTTTGATTGCTGACTTAACAGCAGCAGAAGCAGATATAGCAACAAATGCTACAAATATATCAAGTAACGACACAGATATTACTGCTTTACAAAACGACAAGTACGATAAAACAGGGGGTACTATTACAGGAAATGCTACAATTACAGGTAATTTAATAGTAGACACAAATACTTTATATGTAAATTCTACAAATAACCGAGTTGGGATAGGGACTGCTAGTCCAAATGCTGAATTAGAAATTCACGGCAACCTAAATATTGGAGATGGAACTTCCGTAACTTCTATTGGTTTGCAAAGAAATAGTGCAAACTATATAACCGCAACAGACGCAGCAGGGTATCTTGCTTTTAGAACAGGTGGTACAAACGAACGAATGCGTATCCACAGCGGAGGCGACATATCCTTTAGAGACACTTCAGCTAACGAAGCCTTTTACTGGGATGCGAGTACTGCTAGGTTGGGGATAGGTGCAGGTTCGAGTCCTACTGGTACTTTAACTGCTTTTAATACTGGCTCTGATAGTGCAGGTTCAAATCCTGTTCTTGCTATTGGCAGTGGTAATTATCATTGGCGAAGAACAACAGATGGCTCTAAATTAATATTAGACACTTATTATGGAGGATGGAACCCTACATTTACTGTAGATAGAATTTCAGGCAACGTAGGGATAGGCGCAAATGACCCAGAAGCTATATTTCAAGTTGGAGACACTACAGCGTCGGTAGGAACTGTATCAAAAGTTGCTATAGGAATTGGAGATGTAGATACAGGATTTTATAGACCTGCCTTTAATACATTAGGTTTTGTTACTACAGGTGTAGAACGTATGCGTATAGATTCCAGCGGCAACGTTGGGATAAAAGGAACAGGTACAAAACTTGGATGGGAGAGAACAAGTGATAATTCTGCTAATATTGTTTATTTAACTAAAAATGAGGATTTAGGTGTTAATGGAAACGCTAAACTGCACGGATATGATGGTATAATATTTAGCACAGAAGGAAGTGAAACTACAAAAATGACTATTGATTCTAGTGGTCGAGTGGGAATAAATAGAGTGCCACCAGCAGGTGCTTTGTCGCTTGAAGTTATGGCTCCAACTGGTTATAGTTTAGGTGCAGGTTTCCATTCCCTAGTAGCGCAATCTACAATAGAATTTAAAGATATAAATACTACTGCAAATTATAAGGTTAGAATCGGTTCTGAAACTGATGACTTGGTTATGTTTGCAGGGGGTTCATTACGAATGCGTATTACAAGTGCAGGTGCTATTCACTTATCACAAGGTACGGGTAATGCTTTTGTAGGCACTAATGCAGGTAATTTAGGGACTAATACAGGGACTAATATTAGTGCGTTTGGAGTAGATGCTTTAAGTTCTAACACTACAGGAAGCGAAAATTCAGCTTTTGGTAAAGATTCTTTATATTCTAGCACTACAGGTGATTTTAACACAGCTATTGGAAACAGTGCTTTATATGCTAACACTACAGGAACACGTAATACTGCTAGCGGCTACAATTCTTTATTTAATAACACTGTTGGAAATTACAACACCGCTACTGGTTATACGGCTTTATATTCTAACACTACGGGGGTTGGTAACACCGCTTACGGCTACGTTGCTTTACAAAATAACACTACAGGAGGTAACAGTGTTGCTATTGGATATGCTGCTTTACTAAACTCTACAGGAGGTCAAAATACTTCTATCGGAACTTATGCTTTAAGTGCCACTACGACAGGAGTTAACAACACTGGAGTAGGTTATAATGCTCAAGCATCCTCTGCTATTGCAAGTAATGAAGTTATACTTGGTAATAATGCTGTTACTACTTTAAGATGTAACACCCAAACAATATCTTCTTTGTCAGATATAAGAGATAAAAAAGATATTAAAGAATTACAGGGTGCTGAAAAATTTATTAAAGAATTAAAACCAGTATCTTTTGTTTGGAATCAAAGAGATGGCGGAAGGGTTGATATTGATGATAACGGATTTATTGCACAAGATTTAATTGAAGCACAAGAAAAATCAGGTCATAAAATACCTAACTTAGTTTTAGAAAATAATCCTGAAAAACTAGAAGCAGCTTATGGAGCTATGCTCCCAACGATTGTTTCTGCTTTACAGTCTGCATTAAAAGAAATTGATTTATTGAAAACAGAAATAGAAACATTAAAAAATAAATAAAAATGGAATTTACAGAACAAAACGTATCGGCACTTTATGATTCAGTTAATTTGATTAACGAATTACAGGCTATTGAATCCCCTACAGAAGAACAAACGGAAACAATAGAGCGAAATACTAAACACCTTGAGATAATGATGGGCAAAGAAGATTTTGTTGCTTTACTTACAGAGGCGCAGATAAAAGAAATTAATCAACTAATAACAGAATAATGACTTACACTTGGAATAACAAAACAGTAGACACTTATCCTTCACTAGAGGGTAATAATGACGTAATCTTCAACGTACACTGGAGACTTACAGGACAAGATGAAAATGGAAACGTAGGTAGCACTTACGGAACTCAATCTTTAGAAACCTCAGACCTTTCTAACTTTACAGCTTTTGATTCAATCACAGAGGAGCAAGTAAATGGATGGGTTGAGACAGCACTAGGAGAAGAAAAAGTTACTGAATTAAAAACCAGTATAGACGCTCAAATTGCAGAGCAAATAAACCCTACAGTAGTAACGAAAACTATTGGAGAATAACAATTATTAATTAACCTTTAAATTTAAGTAAAATGGCAAAAAAAGAAAAGACACCAATTACTATTGATGACAAAGAATATTTCTTTGAGGACTTAACACAAGAACAACAAACAATTGTAAACCATATTTCAGACTTGCAACGCAAGATACAATCTTCTGAATTTAATTTACAGCAATTAGCGTTTGGGAAAGATGCTTTTGTTAAAGCCTTAAAAGAAGCACTAGACAATATAGACGAATAAAATGCAAGATTTGAAGATAGCCTTTACTAATATATTTGCACTTGGATTAAGTGTATCTGAAGCGAATCCAATATTACAAACTGTATCACTTATATTAGCTATTGGCTATACTTCAATCAGTATTTATAAAAAAATA